CAAGGGGTGTATGAACGGCTCGGCAAGCCGAAGGAGGCGAAAGACTACGACCTCTCCGGGGTGAAGTTCTCGGACGGGAAAGAGCTCGAGGCGGGATTCATCGACAATATGCGCGCCGCGCTGCATTCGGCGCACGTGCCGAAGGACGCCGCGCCAACGGTTATTACCGCCTTCGTCAAGTATATGGAGGACGCCAACAGCGCCGCGACCGCCATCAACAAGACCAAGGGCGACGCCGAAAAGGCCACGCTCGCGAAAAACTGGGGGCAGAATTTCGACTTCAACCACATGAAGGCAATCGAGGGCGCCAGGCGCCTAGGCATCACGCCGGAGGCGGTCAAGCTGATGGAGAACCAGGTCGGCTACTCGGCCGTTATGGAAGCCATGCGCAAGATCGGCGCGGGCACCACCGAGGCGACTTTCGTAGAGCGTGGCACCAGCGGCACCGGCGTGCCCACCACGCGCGAGGGCGCAATCTCACGCAAGGAGTCGCTTCTCGCTGACAAGGCCTGGGGGGCTCGCTATATCGCGGGTGACCTGCAGGCCAAGCAAGAGATGACCGCCCTCAACACGCTCATTGACGGAGAAGCCGCATGACCTCCACGGACGATTTCTCAGAGGGAAACAATCCGTTCCCGAAGCCGAAGGGCAAGCGCCCCCTCACCCTCGAGGAGCTCGCTGCGCGGCTCGAGAAAGTCGAGGCCGAAAACAAAAGGCTCAAAGCCAAGCGCTCGCGCCCGCCGCGCCACGTCGCGCTGCGCAACACCGAGCGCGTGGTAGACCCGAAGGCCGAACCGCTGCCGCCGGAGTTCGAGGGCCTCTCTGACGAGAGTTGTTGCGACGCCTGCGGGGTAAACGGCTCCAACGCGGTGGAGGCGCAGCGCAAACTAAACGAGCTCGAGCTCCGCTACCCGCGTCGGCCCTCGCCTGACATCCCGGTTCTTGACCCCAACACCGGCGCCCGGATCGGCACAAGAAGGGGGGAGACCGTGATGGAAAGTGATGCTCAATGGGCCGCTCGCGTGCCGCCCGACGTCAGGGAGGCGTTCATCGAGGCGGGCCGTCAAGTGCTCGGCGTCTGCGTCATCCAAGGCGGGCCAGGCTGCGCACACCCGCGCAAGGGCGGGCTCTCTCCGGCTAACCGCGCCAACCCGGCCGCGGTGCTACGGTTCAACCGTGCCGCCCGGGCCTTGAAGCTCGACAAGCTGCGCTGATGCTAAAAAAATCCGGTGCGTTGTGCCGGCCCGCGGCGCGGTGCTATCGCGCAAATAAAGGTTCATGGGAATACCCCCCCCGAAGGGGCCGAGGCGCAAATGCTTCGGCCCCGCCCCCGTCCCCGCCAGGCTGATGGCGGACAAGACGACGAACAGCGCATGACGGCCCCCCGTAGGGACAAGGCCGAAAGTTTTGAGCCTCCGCAGGTGCGGGCAAGGCCTCAGACATTTCGGACCCACGGGAACGGACATGAGCGAAAATCTCCCGAAGCTGTTCACGACCGAGTTCTCCACCGTGCTCGCTGTGAAGCTGCAGCAGACACAGTCGCAGCTGCGCGGCCGGTGCATGGAGGGCAACCACGTCGGCAAGCAAGCAAGCCCGATCCAATACATCGGCGCCATTCAGATGCAGACCCCGCAAGGGCGCTTTGCACCAATCGGAAGGCAAGACGTCGATTTCAGCCGGCGTTGGGTGTTCCCGGTCGACAAAGACGCGAACCAATTGATCGACACGTTCGATAAATTGCGCACCGCGATCGAGCCGACCTCGGAATATTCGACCGTGGCGGCCGCGGCCGTCGCCCGCGAATGGGATGACCGTCTGATCGCCGCGGCTTTCGCGCTCGCCTCGATCGGTACAGATGCCGGCTCGCTGGTGACGGAGACCTTCGACACCACCAAGTGGCAGATTGCTTCAACCTTCGGTTCGGCCGCCGCGAGCGGTTTGACCGTCGCAAAAATGATCGAGGCGAAAAGAGTTTTCAGAAAGGCGCAGGTGCAAGTCGACACCGAGGCGATGACCTGGGTGACCAACTCGCAAGGCGAGAGCGACCTGCTCAATCAGGTGCAAGTCGTTTCCTCGGACTTCGTCGGAGATCGGCCCGTGCTGGTGGATGGCAAAGTCACCCGCTTCATGGGGTTCGACATCGTCTATTCCGAGCGCCTCACGAGCTCGGCTAACGTGCGCCAGAACATCCCGTTCCTGCGATCGGGCATCTACCTCGGCATCTGGAAAGACACCGAGAACGATGTGGATCGGCGCAAAGACCTCACCGGCCTCCCGTACCAGATTTACACAATGATGTGCTCTGGCGCGACGCGGCTTGAACCGGGCCGCCTGCTGCAGGCGCTCTGCGCTGACACCTCGGCCGCTGCCGACGTGACGCCGTAAGGCGCCGCGGGGAAAACTCGACGGAGTAGGAGCTCACTATGGCGGTTGTCTTCACCAAGTCGGCCAGCATCACGGGCCTCGATGCCTCCCCGGGCGTCGCCAGCACAACTGGCGAGGGCGCGCAGGGCAACATGCGCTGCGCCAACGACGCCATCACCACGGTGGTTGGTGACAGCATCGGCTCGGTCTATCGTATTGTCCGCATCCCCACCGACGCCAAGATCAAGCGGGTGCTGTTCAACTATCCGGGCTCGACGGCCGGCGCCGGCGACTTCGACGTTCTGTTCTCGGACTCGCCATATGAAGGCGGCGCGGCCTATCAGGCGCTCGCCGGAGGGGTGGTGCAGACCACCGGCCCCGCCGACAACAAGCTGTTCGGTACGGCGCTCACTCTGATTGGCTCGCAGAAGCAAATCGACATCACGTTCTCGGGCACCTTCACCGTGGCGCACCAGAACCTTCCGCTCTGGCAGGTGCTGGTCAATCTCGGCGCCACGCAATTCACCAGCGACCCGGGCGGCGCCTTCGACATCGGCGTGAAGCTGACCACGGCACTGACCGTGACGGCCGGTCTGCTCGGGATCGAAGTCGACTACGTGGAGTAAGTGAATGGCGGATCACTTCGTCGGCTTCAGCCGCGGCGTGCAGGGCTTCAAGTATTCGGACTTCACGACCGGCGCCGGCTCGACCGCGGGCCTCTCTATGGAGCTCCGGGTCACCGATGGCGTCGTGCGCAAGATGGACGTCATGCTGTTCCTCGACGCGCTCGAGCGCTTTTTCGAGAACGCACAGCAAGTCAAAACGGCCGGCTTCACTTTCCTACAGGACGGCTAAATGTCCTTCACCAAGTCAGGCAACAAGGCCCATGACGACGCCTGCAACACTGCCGAGAGCACGCGGCAGGCTGCCGCCGTTCCCGGCGTGACACAGGCCACGATGGTCTCGGCCGAGATTCTCTTTTATCGCGCGTGCGTGGCATCCGCGGTGGCGCGCGGCCTGGACACAGCGCCATTCGTGCGGGCGCTCAAGGACCTTGGAACAGGAGGCGTCTGATGGCGCTACTTATAGAACGCTCTTTCATCGTGGCGGTATCCGTCGCCGAGAGCACTCGCCAGGCCGCCAAGGCGGCAGCGCTCGCCACCTTCGCGGGCGTTCCCGCAAACCAAGCGGCCTACATCGCGGCGATCCTGGCGGCCGACGTCGCCTACGTGACCGCCGTCAATGCCGCGATGAGCACCTCCGGCTTGGACCTCGGGACCCTTGGTCAGTCGGGCCCGATCCCGACCGTCACCGCGAGTCTCTCATCGTGAGTTCGGTCACCGAGAGCAAGCCGTTCAACGTCCCGGCGCCTGCCAACACGGCGGCCTTCACCTTGAAGGGCGGCAAGTACGCGGTCATCACCAAGTCGACCGGGGCGGGGACCATCGACCTGACCGCGATGGCATCCGACAACACGACGTTTGTGAAGACCATCACCACCATCGCGGCGACGGCGGGGTTTGCGGTCATCGACCTGCCGCCCGGCCAGTACCGTTTCGAGATCACCGGCTTCACGCTCAACTTTGTTTCGGTCATCTCGATCCCCTCCTAAGTCGGTGCGTTGTGAGACCTGCAACGCCGTGCGGATGTTGCAGCCATGCCGAACACCGAATTTCGACTTGAAATCGATATTGCCAATCGCGCGCTGCAGCACTGCGGCGCTCTGCAACTCAATCCGGTACTAGGGTTCAGCGAAGACTCGCGAAACGCGCAAGAAACGGCGTTCGCCTACCCGAAGCTGCGCCAGGCCGAGTTGCAGCGAAACGTGTGGCGCTTCGCGATCCGCAAGGCGATCCTGCGCGCCATCGACCCCGACACCATGCGGATCGCGCCGAGCCTGTGGGTTGAGACCACCACCTATTTCGTCGGCTCGCTGGTGAGCGACGCGCGCGGCGTGTTCTACGAATCGCGCATCCCAAACAATCTCGGCAACTCGCCGCAAATCTCGCCCGCCGCCTGGGAGCCGTATTTCGGGCCGCTGTCGGTGGCGCGCTGGTTGAGCACGACGGGCTATTCCGCCGGGGAGTTGGTGTACGTCCCGATCGGGCCCGGCAGCTATCGGGTCTACAAGGCGCTGCAGAGCAACAACAAGGATGACCCGGCGGCAACAAGCACGTGGGACGCCACGGTCATCTACGAAAAAAACGACGTGGTGACCTTTCTGTCGGTGTCGTACATGAGCCGCATCGACGTGAACCTCAACCAGACGCCGAACGTCACCTCGCCGGCGGATTGGTCCGCCATCACGACTTACGCGATCGGGAACCAGGTCACCGGCTCGGACGGTGTGATCTACACCTCTCTCGCCAACGGAAACATCGGCAACGATCCCACGTTCTCGCCGGCGTTCTGGACAAACACCGGCGTGCTGTCGGCCTGGTCGACGGTGTTCGTGGGCGGCGCCACGTCGCTGAAGTGGCGGCAGATTGGCGGGCCGGAATTCCCGATGGGTGTGGCGCTCACCGAGCTCAGCATCACCTACCCGATCGGCACCGGGCCATCGATCGACTCGAGCAGCAAGCACGCGTTCCTCCTCCCCTCCGGCTATCTGCGGCGCGCGCCGCGTGAGCCGCGCGCGGGCGCGGTGTCCTATCTCGGCGCGCCATCAGGGTTGCCCTATGACGACTGGACGCTCGAGAACGATATGCTGGTTACCTCGGAGATCGGCCCTCTCACGCTGCGCTTCATCGCCGACGTGAACGACGTCACCCGCATGCACGCGATGTTTTGCGAGGGCC